TTTAATGAGATTGTCTTTAAGGTTCTGGATTTTCTTTTCGGTCTTTTGTGTGATGACCTTTTTGTGTCCTATCTGTTTGGGTCGTTTCTTTTCAACCGCCCGAAGAAGTGTCTTTAACTGGTCGGTTGTGATTTTGGTCTTGGAGATTTTGCCTGTTAGAGTACGATAACCAGTATGTTTTAATTTCAGGTCTGATAAGGCTTTTTTAGTGAGCCCTTTCTTGGCTGCGATGGCGCCTATTCGCTGTCGGAGCTTGGTATTTAGGTCTTCTACTTTCTGCTCAATTCCTGTTATTCTTTCCTCTACTTTCGCTGGCTCTGCCTTAGTTGGCTGGGCTCGAATTGTATCAATATAATCTGCTACTGCTGCGTTAATAGCTTCTGTGCTGTACGGAATAAGATTTAAGTGTTCCTGTTTGCTTAGTGGTACAGGAGTATCTCTCCAAAGGACAGACTTTGTACCATTATCTACATTAGCAAAGATACCTTCTATTTGAACACCAGATAACGGACGCAAGGTACTTATGTAAGCATACTTTTTACCTTCTCGCAAAGGTTTAACATTTTCGTTTGATAAAGCCTCCCCATACCAACTCATTGCTTTCTCTGCTCGGCTAAAACGCCTGAATACTGGGTGGTTAATCTTATCAAAATTCTCTTCTAATGCTGCTTGTAATGTGTCATATTCATCGTGACCTGCTGGTTTACCTTCTTTAGTAAAATAAGTTACCTGTATTTTGCCTTTAACTCTCGCCGAAGGGTGTACGATTGATTCATCCGTCAATCTAATTGGTTTCGATTTTTTTACTTTCGCTGGCTCTGCCTTAGATACGGGCTGGGCTAAGAACTTTTCTACTTCAACGCTTGTCATTTTGCTTGTATCATGGAATTGCCCTTTTACCACCCATCCATCAACAAAACCTTCTTCGAGCATACTTTTAACTGGGTCTATTTTTCCTTCTTCTTTAAGTTTATGGACTATCTCTCCGTGATTCTCGCCTGTAATTACACTACCATCTCTTAATCGAACGGCTGGAATTGGTTTAGCTGGCTCTGCCTTAGCCTCTGGCTTGGCTTCAGCCATTGCCGTCTCTTGGATTTCAGCCAATTCCCTTTCCATTTCGGCTACATCGGCCTCGAAACGGGCAGTATCCAGCTCCTCGATGATTTCGGCCTTGTGTTCCTCACTCAAAGGCGATTTCTCAACGGCCTCCTGTATCTGGTCTATACGTAAAGTCTTTTGTTCTTTGGCTATTAGTGTACCTGTGGCTGCGCCAACAGCAGAAAAACCACCTGCCATAGCAAGTTCCATCGGCCCACCTATTGCCATAGATTCGGCCACATTATCCATCCATTGTTGAGACCTATCGGTAAAGACCCAATTCCAGAAATTGCGATTAAACTCCTGCGTACCTTCCTCTGCCGTACCCCTAAAGTACACCTTGACGCCTTCCCAGAGCATCTTCGGCAGACCTTCAGAAACGTACTTTTTGAAGTTCTTCATCAAGCCGAGCTTGCGGCTCAATGTCCATTGCTCAATAATCGCTTCACCCATTCCCGTAAACATTGATTGAGCAAGTGCTGGAAGTTCTTCTGTGCCTGTCGCTCTAACATCTGGATAGACCTCGAAAGATAACGGTATGCCCATAGCAATAATACCACCGGCAGGGCCACCAATAAGAGTTCCGGCAGTACCTTCGAGAACCATTCCCATAGATTCCACTAAGGATTGTACGAAAAGCTCCGGCCTTGCCGCATATTCCCTCAGAGTTCCCACAAAGCCTGCGCCGGGCAGTATATCTACCATTTCAGCCTTATTTTCTCGATAGTATTCGCCGATAGCCGCATACATCGTATCTGACCAATCGGCAAGAGTCTTATCCATCTTCTTTAAGTAGTCGGGTTTGTCCCTTTTTAGTAAAGTTTTCCACTGCCAGTCCCTCACCTTGCCGCCAAGCTCAGCCTCCATCTTCGCTGCGCCTACCGGCACTTGCAAAAGTCTCACACCGAGGTTCTTCAGGCCATGCTCAATAGAGGCCATATACTTCTTTCGGCCTTGATAATAATCTTTGTAGTCTCTTGTCGCCTTCATAACGTCTATGGGTTTCTTGAAGGCTATTTTGTTAAGCTCATCAACGAGATTGTAGGTAACTTCCGGCAATTCATTGAAAATGATAGAATAGTAAAGACTGTTTTCCATTCTGGCCTTTGTCTCATCCGGCTTTTCTGTCATTCCCACCACACGGCCAATTCTGTACTTGACATCGAGAGGTGCTAAGTCGCTCAATTCGTATTTGTTATTACCGAGAAGCTGGTCTAACTGCTTATCGTATTCCCAAGCGCCGGGCAGTTTCTCTCTGGGCAAGAATACTGTTCCGTAGTCTTTGGGCGCACGCCTTTCCTTTTCGGCAAGAAGTCCTCTGCGTCTTTTTTCGGTTTCAAGTTGTTCTTTCGTATATGGCATTATTTCAATCTCATAAGTTCTGCATCAAGTTCTTCGTCCGTCATTTCAGATACGTCTTTGACTGTTCCTGTCTTCGCTTTCTTTTTAGCAAGCGCTGCTTCTTCGGTAGTGCCAAAATGTCTCCAGAACGGCGTACTCTCTTTTGGCCTCAGCGCTTTTCCTAATCTTTCAAACCAACTCAAGGCAATTGGATGAAGCATATTGTCATAAAACTCCGCTGTCTGTTTCGATGTAGCATTAGGATTAGCCTTAAAGAATTGAATTAACTGTTCCATCTTAGAATCGTAATCAGAAACAGTTTCAATATTCTTATTCTTATACAAATCATCAAGATGTTTGAGGTATATTTGCGCTCTCGGCGTCTTTAATGGGTCAACCTTGGATTCTTGTATTTTGACTAATTCCTTATAATCATCTGTTGTAATTCCCTTGCCGACAGTATCGCCTATCTCCTGTTCTGTTATTCCTTTCGGGTCTGCCGTTACCCGCCTAAGCAAAGGCCAATATACTTCGGGGTCTGTCGTTGCGGTCGCTATCTCTTCCTGACGTTTCCTGCGGGCTATCAAGTCATTACGTTGTGCGCTGGTAAGATTGGGGGCATTATTCAGGAATTGCAGGGACTCCTTAATAGGCATTGGCGAGGCTTTTTGCCAGTATGAATCTATCAGATTAAGCTCAGCACCGGAAGCTGCAAGTTTCTTGGTTTGAGTTATCACACGTACCCCATCAGACCTATCTATCATCCCCTCGCCAACACCCTGAGCGACATACTTGGAGAAATCGCCATATAAACCCGACTGTTCGATACCAGCCTGCCTCTCGTACAGTTCTGCCAGCCAGTTATCTTTGACCCTTGCTTTTGTAGATTTAGTTACACCGTCCTGCCATCGAGGTTCACGGTCGTTTCTAAACATCTGAAAATTAGCAGCGGCCATCTTGTTAGTCAAAACAGATGATGTGGATTTTGTTATATCCTCTAAGGCTTTGTCGTATTCCTTCTGATAACTTTCAGGGTCTAAGTTGCCCTCAAAAGACAAGCTGAGTGCGTTCATTCTTTCAGTAGCTATTCTCTCGGCCTGACTTAGTTGTGTGGCAGCCTGAATGTTGTAATACTTCTCTCCGAGTCCGAATATCGCACCGCCCAGAGCCGATACAGCCTGCGCTATTTGTTGGCCGCCAGTTCTAACGTCAAGGTCTGCCCGTACCTGCGTTGACCTGCCAGGCAAACTTCCTCTTGCTCTCTGTATATTGAATTTTCCCATTAGCCTATCTGTCCTTGGAATTGTTTCCACATTTTCTTATTTGTAGGTTTGAATGTTTTGCCGCCCATTCCCGCCGCTCCGAATCCTGTGAGTAATGTTGCCCCTGCGCCAATATAAGATGCCTGCTTTGCTGATTCTCCTCGTTGTTTTGCTAATTGGCCGGTCGCTCTGTCTATTTCGGCCTGAGATTCGGCTCGTTGCGCTGCTGTTTCAGCCTCGTATCCTATTAAGAATCTTTCAAGCTCAAGCTCCGCTTCCTGCTCCTCTTCCAAAAGGCCACTACCATAAGCACCTTGCCCTGCTATCTTCGTTCCCAAGGTACTCTGTATTCGGGCAGACTCCTTTGCGTGTTGTATCTGGTCGAATTTAGCTTTTGCTCTTGTAGCTTTGGCCTCTTTCTCCATAACTGCGGCGTTGTAGCTGGCTATGTTCTGGGCTGACTTGGCCTCAGATTGAGCTACACGACCGCCCTGTATCTGGCCGGCTGCCATTACACCAGTTCCTACCAACAATAATGTTACGGGGTCAGCCATTATCATTTCCGGTGCATACAAACAGCGATATACAAAATAAGCCAAACCGCTTAACTGTAAAAATATCCTGAATATCTTCATTCTGTTATCCTTGCGTATAACCAGACATCACATCCATCTGGACAATATTTTTTCATAAGACCTTCAAGTTTGAATCCTATCGCTTCAACCATTTTACGTGCCTTCGGAAAGTCCACTCTTACGGTGCATTGCGCCCGTCTCAATTTGTGCTTTTCTATTATGTCGTCAACCTTATCCTTTATGGCCTGAAATGCCATTATTCCAAAGACACCTTCCCTCTTGCAATCGGCGGTAAGCATTAGCCAGAACTCGCCTACGCCGTCCCAGAGAACAATCGCACCGCCGACACCAACTATCTTGTCCTCGAATATCGCTGTAAAAGCAGGGGGCGTGGGTATCATTTTAGGATAGTTCTTAACCGCACCCTCTAAGGGGTTCTCTCGAACATACTCAAGATCGCCGTCCTGTAAATCTCGTATTGTTATCATCTTCCTGTTTTGTCCACTCTTGGTATTATTGCCCTGATTACACAAGGCATAGGGCCGTTATCTGAAATCACAAAATCATCTTCAACTCCAAAACCGCCATCGGGGTCTGCTATTGCATCACCTGTGAAAAGAGTAGTGCCAAGTGAAGGATTAAAGTCGTGAAGATTGTCCGTGTCCTCTCCGTACTTAGCACCTAAAGTCTTATAGAAACTGACCACAACCTCGGCAAATCTTTTTATACTTCCTTTTGTCGTACCGCCTTGAGTAACTATATCAAATCTCATAGGTTTGTAGATATACCTGTATTTCAATCCGAATTGTGCCTGATTGACGAAGTTATGTGCGTGTGGGTCTTCGGATGTAATATTTATAATTCCGTCTGAATCTACGACCTCGTCATCAAAGACTGTCGAAACGCCGTCAACGTCTGTCCCTAATATCGTTACCGTCTCTCCTATTAGATGACTTAGAGTAAACTCATTCTCGACCTGTTGTGCCGTACCACCTGATTCGTAGGGCGTATAACCGGAACCCGCTACCTCTGAAGGCGTAGGAGATGGAGTAGCCGATGGGCTGGCGCTCGGACTGATAGATGCGCTCGGACTCTTTGAGGCTGACGGAGATTTTGATGCCGAGGGACTTATCGACAACGAACCGGATAGACTGACAGACGATGACGCCGAAGATGAGGGGCTAATGCTGGCGCTCGGAGAAATTGATAGACTCGCCGATGCGGATGGTGATATAGACGGTGAAACCGATGGGCTAATAGATGGTGAAACGGAGGCCGACGGGCTAATTGAAGGACTACGGCTGGCACTTGGAGAAATGGAAGGTGATACCGAAGCCGACGGTGAAACAGACGGTGAAACAGACAGCGAAATTGAAGCTGACGGCGATATACTGGCTGATGGACTTAGCGAAGCCGTCAAACTCGGTGAAGCCGATGGGCTAATCGAGGCCGATGGGCTGGCAGAAGCGCTCGGACTTATTGATGCTGACGGACTGATGGACGGAGATACGCTTGCACTCGGTGACTTAGAGGCACTTGGCGCACCTGCAATTACAATACCAATTGTTATAGCTACCCATTGTTCAGAAGCCGTTAATGCAAATGCCGCCGTTCCTGTCGCTCCTGCTGTTACTTGGTTTGTAGTTTGATAAGCAGCGCCGCCGGAAGGCCCAGAAGCATCTCCGCTATAATCTACCGTAATTACAGTTGTTCCAGAAGGTTCACCATCATCCACTGTTATATCATCATCATCCGCACCGAATATTCTTAGAATTAAAGCGCCATCTTTTGTGGTTGTAACCGAAGGACAGGTTGGTGTAGCAGAAGTCCCAGATGTTTGACCACTTATATTTATCGGCAAAGTGGGATGAGCGCCGGTAATTCTTAATATAAAACCATAAGCTCGTTTTTCTCCTGTCCATGTAAAATTATAGGAAGCAGGTTCACTTGCACCTGCAATTTTATAAAAAACCCAAGCACTTATAGTTGAAAAACCAAATTGTATATATGTCCAACCAGTTGAAACAATATCAATTGGGGCACCTCCTACAACAACAAAGGCGACCATCAAATCATTTTCAACAACACCCGTTGGTTTGTTTATCGTTAAAGATTCAACGATTGTTGCTGCTTTTGCTTCTGCGAAACTTGAATATGCTACTGCCATTAGCCTATTTCCTCGCTAAATTGTTTCCACTTCTTGTCTTTTTCCTTTTGCTGGTAGTATTCCTGCAAAGACAATTCAGCGGCTATTTCCTTTGTCGTCATATCAGTTTTATAATGCTTCTTAATAATCGGAGCTAAAGCCAACCATTTCTGCTTGTTATCAACAGGTTTTGGTCTTGGCTTAACCGCCTGTTCAGTATGTCCGGCTATAAGAAAACCCATAATCAATATCCATTTCATGCGCTTGGACTGACCTCTCTGAACGTCAGTAACTCAAATGTATCCACCGTCAAAACATTTACGGTATAAACATTACCATTCACTTCCGTCATTCCGACCACTCCTGCTATGTAAACTTGTTCTCCATCATTAAATCCGTGACCGACGGCAGTAACGACCGGAGGGTCGGCGGCTGTAATGTTTGTTATGGTCACGGCTGCGCCACCGTCCCATTGACCACCACAATCCACAAACCACGCATCTTCTAAATCAACGTCAACCCTCGGCTGTAACTGCTCGACTGTCCTTGCAGTCGAACCGTTTATTGTTCTGGAAACGGTCAGCCAGACCTCATCCTCGTCTGTGCCTGGAATCACAGATACAGACTCTACAACAACGTCAGTTCCGCCTATGATATGATTCGCCCACGCTATTACATCCTGCTCCCTCTCGTATGACATTGAGATTAACTTGCCATCATCCAGAACAAACCAGACAATATCATCAGGGTTTTTTTGGTGTGCCATACAGGTAATGCCCGTCAGTGTGATATGCTCTGCCAGCGCTGTAAGGTCGGGCGTTACAAACTTCTGCTTGTAATCACTAAAAGTCAATTCCCTTAGTTTTCTACCAGGGGAATCAACGAAAAGAATTGTATCGCCAACCTGTACCGGCTGTATCTTGGCCGAACCTCTGGCGGTCTGGGGTCTTGCATTGAAATTGGTGGGAGTTATCTCCTCATCATTCGCCGTTGCTCTTATCCGCCATTCACCGCCCCTCGTACCTACGATAAGAGCCTCAATAGACGACATCCATCTGATACCGTTTCTTTTGTCCGATGATAATGTACGCCAGAATGAATCACCGTCTTTAGTGCCTTCCTCAAAATCGTCAAAATCACGAGAACCACTAAACCATATAGTCTGTGGCCGATAAGTAGTACCACCGTAAACCGCCCTCTCCTCAAAGAATGTGAAGGCTGCCGGATAACCCCTGTATGCCGACCATGCGCCTTCGTTCCATCTCTTTGTAGCTTCAGTAGAAGCAAAGTCGGTTATAATCTCTGCCGTGACTTGCGTGGAACTCGTATAACCAATAACTCGACATATCCCGCTCTGCGTACTTTCATTTACGGTAATTTCAGCGTGACAAGTTCCACTTGTCCACGTGGTCACGTTCAACCTGTATTGAACATTATCCGATTCCTCGGTGTAAGTATCGTTAAGATGTAAATCATTTGCCGTTACAAATGTCCTGTAAGTTTCCCAACCTTCGCTACTCTCGTTTCGTTGAAGTTCTATAGTGCCCGTCCATTCGCCGTGAACATTCCAGGAAAATGAACCCTTAACATCTATGGGAGCGCTCATAACTCCGGTAGCTACTGCATCATCGCCCGTCTTAAAGACTAATCTTGGTTGGGTCAGTTGAAACAAAGCGCCCGGCGAAGTGGCATGAGAAGGGTCGAATACCGCCGAAGATGAAACGAGGGTTATTTCTTTATAAGTCAAGTCTACATTTGTTGTTCCCCAAGCCTCAAGTTCATATAGAATACAATCGGCGTAAGCATCAGAATTTACCCAAGTGGTCTTGGTATATAGATATATCTTTACAGCCGTAACATCTGTCCAGGGGCCGATTATATTTGATTTATTGTTAGTGGACGTACCTACCGAAGTCCATGCTCCACCCTGCTGAACAGAAACAGCTACAGTACGGGTAGAAGAACCATTGTTATACCATCCTATCCAATATTTAATCTCATCAAGTCTCGTTACCGTCTCAATAAAAGTGAATGTCATTGTGAAATACGACCATGCGCTATAGCTATTTAATCTTTCCAAGGCGTTATTGTGACCACGCCTTTTGCGGTAAGTCAAAACATTGCCATCGTTAGTAGCGGCGACCGTACCGGAAGCCGTACCGGATGCAAGAGACTCTGCAGCCACACCAGTGTTATCAGAGGAAGCATAATCCAAAAAGGATTTCCACGTATCGCTCGGAGTAATTGTTACATCATCATCTTTTGCAAGATCGTTTCTTTTCAGGAAAGGGCCGTTAGTAAAATTGATGACCGACAAATCGAAAGTATAAGCCGTTGTCCTCGTTAGTTTTCGAGGGGGATATTCGTTATGAGTAATCCAGACGACATCCGCAGACTGATGAAATTGTAATTCAAATAAATCCGATTCCTGATACGGAGTAGGAGTTTCACAGATAGGATAATCGTCAGAATCAAGGTCGGCGACTACCCAATCAGTGAAATTGCTCGCAGGGTCATCGTGGTCGCCGTCATCGTCTGAAGTATGTGCTACTAAACATCTATAAACTACAGCGGTATGAGTAACGAACTGACCCATTATATAAGCGGTAGCATCAGCCCACGCCGTAGGTGTAGTAGTCGAACCTACTAATTGAGCACCATCGTAATAGAACCTGATATATTCAGGCCCGACTTCCATCTCGTAGGCAATTGTATCCGAAAACTGAAAGTCAACCATTCTCGATACTTGAGACGAATCCTTTGTTGATGCTATATACTTTGTGCCCGGCCGTCGCTCCGAACAACCATAAATGCGGGGTATCATATTCCGCAACGTCCGGCAACTGGAAGAAAATTTCTTTAAGTCAGACCTTGCATCTATGAGGGGACTCACTTCTCCGGTATTTGATGATAACACAGGTATATTAGTTGTTGCCATTAAAAGACACTCCTTGTACTACTGGTAAGATTCCTCACTTCTGTCACTATTCCACCCACTACTTTTATGTGAGTAATCGGGCCTTCGTAATTGATACCACCGAAGAAATATGACGGACTTGCGGATGCAGATGGGGATATAGATGGTGACGCCGAAGAAGAAGGACTTATCGAAGGCGAAACTGAAGCAGACGGTGAAATTGAAGGCGAAACTGAAGCAGACGGACTAATAGAAGGACTGGCGCTCGGACTCACGGATGCCGACGGGCTAATCGAACCTGTCAAACTCGGCGAAGCCGATGGGCTGATGGATGGTGAAATTGAAGCTGAAGGCGAAATCGAAGCAGAAGGGCTAATGCTCGGACTGACTGATGGCGAAACCGATGCAGAAGGACTAACCGATGCCGAGGGACTAATGCTTGGACTCACAGACGCAGACGGTGAAATTGATGCTGACGGACTAATTGACGGACTCACCGAGGCAGATGGACTAATACTTGGTGAAGCCGATGCTGACGGGCTTATGCTCGGTGATACTGACGCAGACGGCGAGATAGACGCTGATGGGCTTATGGATGGACTGACGGAAGCCGAAGGAGAAATTGAAGCGGACGGACTGATACTTGGACTAACAGAAGCTGAAGGACTAATCGAGGCCGAAGGACTAATCGACGGTGAGACAGATGCCGAAGGACTAATGCTCGGAGAAACAGACGCCGATGGACTAACTGATGCACTCGGAGATATACTCGGACTAACGGAATCGCTCGGTGATATTGACGCAGACGGGCTAACCGATGCCCCTGTTGACACATAACCACCGAGAAGAGCAATCTCGGCAGGGTCTTTGAACATACAAAATGGCTCTCGGTAGAGTTGGGATATTTCAGAAGCAGATAAGGCACGTAAATATTCTGAAAAAATAACTGAGTCACATGCACAAGTAGAGCCAAGTGTTCTTGGCCCCATTGTATTTGTAGGTGCAGCGACTTGAGCTATTGATACAAGTTCAACACCATTTGCATATAACCGAATTGTAGCCTTGTCCCATGAAACAACAAAACAAGCTATGCTATTTCCAAAAGGCCAACCGTCCGTATAAACCTTTTTGGTTGATACTACTGTACCACCAAATTCAATTCTTATATTAAACCAATATAAAGTCCCGTCTCGATGTTCCAAAGAGAGCATTATTGTGTTATCATCGTCTCGATAACCATATATTATAGTGTCTTCACTCCATAATGCTGCTGGTTCTGTAATTTTCGCCCAATAAACCCATGTAAAACCATTACTGTAATCGTGATATGGGGTATTAATTAAAATATGATTATCACCATTATCATCTGTAGTTATCTGAGACCCCATTGAGCCAGTTGACCAAGCAGCAGTACCCATCAATGTTGCAGTAGTACCATTCCCGCTCAAATCAAAGACTTGACCGCCTGAGCCTTCAAGCATAGGCCAGAAGCCAGCATCAGGCACAAGACCACTATCGTAGTCTAATGGCCATCCCATAGGTGGTTTTTGTTGATATGGCCAACCCATTAGGCATCAGCTCCACATTCAACGACAAAAGCTATTTCGCTATTATTTATCGTAACTGTATCCTCAAGGAAAACAAACTTACCAAGATGAGTAAGTTTGCCGGTTGTTGGGTCTGTTACAGAAAGTGTAGTTTGCGCTGCCGCTTCCTGTGCTGCAAAGTCGGATTTAACAGCTACGGCAGCATATGCCAGTACGTTAACTTTTGTTATTGTTACCCATTCGTCAACAGAATCTTCTTTCCTGCCCTGAACAATAACTTCAATGCCGGTTGTGTTTGCAGTTACCGAAGATTGACATACATCAACAGCAATAATTGAGTCCCATGAAGCACTTGTATCAAAAGCCGAACTCTCGGCAACGGCTGGCGGTGTTAATGCCAACCAAGCATCCTCTTGATTAGCTGTTTTCGTAGGTGTCGTAATTGATGTTGTCCTCAATAACTTAGTTCGATAATGAACTCTACCACCATCAGGGTCGTAAGCTCCGTTATAGATTACCCTTGCTGCCTTATATACAAGTGGTATGTGAAACTGGTTGCTATATACAGACGAGTTCGTTGCATGGTCTTGGGTATAAATGTCAGAAGTTGTTTCCTTCTGGTGCATAATCCCATCTAAAATTAAAATTGTATCTACCGCTGCCATTATTTAATCTCCTTCAAGAATTCATTGAATCTGTCTTTTGTTTTACCCCATCCGGGTATCTCGTCCGCCATTAGCCAGCCCTGACAAGACTTCGGACTTCTGAACTGGTCTTGCCTGAACCTGTTGGCGGTCAGGTTATATGCGTGTCGAATATCTATATTCGGGAATTGAGACTCCCAAGAAACCGCTTTGTAGTTATCAATGCCCCTCGGAAAAGCGTGTGTGCCAGGTTCGTATCCTATCTTGTAGTCGTGACCATTGTTGCCGACCCTCTCAATTCTTTTGCGATAATGTTCTACGAGTAACTCTCGATAGGCACATAAACCTGAAGTCTGCTGGGTATAGTAATAAAGTGCCTGTCCGTCACTCTCCCGCAACTTCCAAGTGTTAGTATTGTAATAATAGACATCTTTCAAATCCGGCGTGAAATCGAAATGGGTAGGATGGTATAACATATCGTGTTCGACCAGAAAGGCAATGTCCGTATCCAGAGCCTCCAGACCGGCAAGAATCTGCTTGAACATTGTTACACGACCTCTAATGTCCGGCAGTACGATGTTCGTACCGAAATCAATGGGATACAACGAAACGGATACGATAGGGAATCCCATATTATTAAGGAGCTTGCGATTGACTTGAACTATCTGCTCGGAAGCCCTGTTATCGGTATAGTACACCAAACCTTTAGATAAATCCTGACGTGCCTGCCACGTAGGAACGGGAGCAAACTTATCTATGAGCCATTGAAACTTTCGCTTCTGCAAAGGCCACTTGTTATTTTTCCAGAGGTCACGCGAATACTGACGTGCCTTCTCCTGTTCTGAACCGTGTATCTTATAAGGAAAGCCAAACGGCCCCGTAGTACGGAACATATGGGCGAACCAAGTTTTTTTATTGACTACATGCCTGCCGCCAGACAACCAAGCCTTACAAGCGATTTCAGCGCCGACTTGTCCCCAACTGCCGTGCTTTTCATCGAGGCCGCCTAACTCTAAGAACCTCTTTCTATGTTGAAACCAGCACGCCCCCTGACCATTCATAACGTCAACTATGTCACCTTTAGCCTCCGGCCTCTCTCCATAACTGCCCCAATACTGAACCCTCAAGTCTTTATCGAGGCACATAAAATCTGTTTTTCTGCTCTTGCGAATCTTCCAGATATATTTCATCTTTAGAGGAAACTGGCAGTTCGGGCATTTGTTCTCTTTTTTGAGTCCGAATTTGTCCTGATAGAAGTTATGCCCGTTCTCGCAGACCCAATCAAAGACGTGAAGATTATACATTCGGGGAAGAACAGTCCAGTCGTACTCACAGTCGGCCATTAACTTAACGTCAAAACCTTCATCGAGCATTGAATGAGCATCCGTTTTGAGAATGTATTTAGCCCGGCTTAGATTTGCAGCTTCGTTGACGGCAGCCCTTTGGCCTATTGGTGTGGTATGGTGGATTATGGTTACGCGGGGGTCATCTTTTATCTGTGGTTCAGGCCAGTAATCCTGAATGACAGCGATAATCTCCGTGTCCGCCTTAATTGCAGACAGAATCTTCTCGATAGTTCCGGCAAGGAACATCTCATTACGTGCTGGTATTATTACTGATACATCCATTTATCATTTTCATTTTTTCCCTTTCAAGGAATCAAGTTTTGCCCCAGCCATCGGGGTTTGCCACTAACAATTTATTCTCTCTGTTCTCGATAAAATATTTCATCATAAGATTGTGCATTTTCTGTTTTGGTATTTTTAGTCGGTATCCTGATTCTTTTTTTACATCAGGAGTATAGACCGCAGGAATCAATGAACGTGAGTATATCTTATGTTTTGTCCCCCTGCGGCGAAGCCTTTCCACTAACTCCTTATCTTCAGGGCCGTAGAACTCGAATCTTTCATCGAATCCACCAGCGTCAATAAATTCCTCTTTTTGAATAATCAAAAGTGAATCCCAAGGGCCGGGTATCATCCAGACCGCTCTTGCATCTATCAAAACCCTTATCACATGAAAGAAGTATCCAGACGGCAGGTTATCCGCATTGGCCAAAACAAGATATTCTCCACTTGCGGCCAATGCTGAGAGGTTTCTTGCTTTCGCCATGTGGTAGTATTTATGTCCCGTATGCTTTACATATACTATGTTGTTACCGTCTTTGAGTTGCGGCAGGGTCTTGGCATATTCCTCCAAACCGTCATCTGAATCATAGTCCAATATAACAATCTCCACCGGCGGACTCCTCTTCGCCGCCGCAATTACCGCTACCAGCGATTGCTTCAAGTCGTCTATCCTGTTCCTAATTGGTATGCAATAACTTATTACCATAGTCCTATCTTATTAACGTCCACAAAATTACTTAATACCTTCGTTCTGGGTCTGGTTAAGAATTGATAACTATATTTATAGAGTGGATATGTTTCTTTATAATGATAATATCTTTCGTCTCTACCACAGGTATCGTGTATTATTACAAACTTTGCATAATCGGCCACTCTGCGAGCTTCTATGTTGCGCCTATTCCATTCATGGTCTATAAAGACAACGTCCCAAGGCTTTTCAATATCTATCTTGTCCCAGTCCTCTACGTAATTAACAATATGAAATTCACACACATATTGCGTGGCTATCTTGTAATAATTTATGTTACTGTCATAAGATACAAGTCTTCTCTTATCTGGAACGCACAACCAATGCAAAACCGGCGTACTGAACAATCCTGTACCACATTCCAGAACATCACCTGTAGTCTCAATTATCATCCTTATCAACAATGGTAAATGTGAGCTAAAACGAATATGTTGTTCTGGTCTCACGTTACCTCCTTGATAATTTCCATAATGGTATCAACAGCCTTGACGTGGTTGTGATGTTCCAGAACTATGTTCCTGTTCGTAATACCATCTTCGGGTTTGTATTGAGATATTAAACCCGTAAAGACTTTGGTTTTGCATTCAAGACTATAAGCCCTGCCTGAAAGATTATTCATTCGACTTCTTCGATAAGTATCTTTATTGATATAACCATCGCCACGTCTGCGGTCGAAGACTATCACAGGACGGCAACAGGCCATTGCCTCAAGTACCCCTCTGCCAAGAGATATGACTATATCCACTTCGTTTATATAGTCCTCTACGTTATATTTGGGATGTGAGGTGTAACCAAGGTGGCGGAACTCGATACCTATTATTTTACACGCTTTTTGAATAGTTTCGTATGTCCGCCACCTTTTGAAGTTACTTAAAAATAATAACCGTTTAGGTTTTTCGCTGACAGGCTTTGTGCAATGAAATCTATCGGTGTCAATGAAGTTTCGTACTATTTGTACGTTTGTAATATCGTAAGAGGCTAAATTCAATAAGACTTCTTCACTGACTGCGATGTACTTATCAATATGAATATCCACCGGCGGCTGTTCCAATTCAGGTAGTATTCCGTGCGAAGTGAATATCATCGGTGTATCAAGCCACTTGTTTCTCATCTCTCTCGCTAACGTGCTGTGTTGTGCGAGAATAACGTCCGGCCTTTCAGCCAATAACAACGATGATATGGTATTCATACGTGCCGCCAGTGCGCCACCTTCGGGACTATAAACAACAACCTTATGACCTCTTGATACGAGCTGGTTATAAAGCGTTAGCGTATAGGTAGGAACGCCTGTATAATTCAAAAGAGCTGTACTTATCAAGATGTCCATTCGTATTTTTCCCATCCTGGTACTGGCGCAAAATGGTCAATGAGCCATTTGAAGTCTCTTATTTGGCCAGGCCACCTATTGTTCATCCAGTAATCGACAATTCGTTCAGAACCTTGTTGTATTTCCTTTCGGGCCAAGTAATAGCCACGTCCGTACTGCTTGCCTTTGTGTAAATGTGCATACCAAGTCTTTTTATTGCGAATGACCCTCCCGCCAGATAACCATACCTTATTACCTAATTCCTGCGCTTCGCGTGTGAATGTGCCGCCAATCGTATCGTCCATACACCCTATCTTGAAGTAATAGTCTCTGTGCATAAACCAGCAGGAACCCTGAAAGGTCATCAGGTCGTCTATTAAAACGTCTTTGCGATTCCTTTCTTCTTCGTACCCTCGCCAGATTACTCCGCTATACCCAGGCTCCCAATACCTTCCGTCTTCGGGCTTTTTCTTTATGGGCGGGATAATGTATAGATAATTTACTGTCTTACTATCGTCGGGCTTTCTCTTCCATTTCTCAGCGTCCAGACTATACCTTGTAGGCACGGCCAGCCAGTCAGGTTCGCAATCCGCAGCAAGTTTAATATCAAAGCCCTTATCGAACGAACAGTGTCCGTCACACTTCATTATGTATTTGCCTTTAGCTATTCGGGCGGCCTCGTTTATGGCTTCACGCATACCGTGTCTTGTGTGATGTATCAGAACAACGTGCGGGTCGTCCTTAATAGGTACTTTAGGCCAGTCACCATCAAGAACAGCTATAATCTCAATATCACCTTCGGCAGACTCTATCAGACCGTCTATGGTCGGCTGTAAGAACTGTTCATTGCACGAAGGTATAATTACCGATAGCATTAAGAACTCCCTAACTTGGTCGGGTCTCTCGATGTTCTAAATGCGGCAAGCCATGTATTGTAATCGAAAAGACCCTTAGTGTTCTGCTCCTGCCTGTCCATTGCCCTGACCTTTGACATTAAGCCTGGTTTCCTTGCAGTACCATAAAGTTCATCTTTGAGAAGGACGTACATTTCCTTGTCCTGCGTAATTGGCATACATAACTTAACGGCAAGTGATAGGACAAGGACTTCGATGAAAAGCGGGTCGAATGATGCAACGGTCTCTACTTTTTTGGTATAGACATAATCTACCGAAGTCTCTCTGGTGTAATACTTAGTCCCTTCGATTATAAAGGAATACACGGAACGGTGAGCATCATTGTCATCGTAAGTGTACCTGCTCGCCAAAAAGTCGGCCGGCAAAGACCACATAAAGTCCCACTCATTAACAGGAGTATAATCAACCGCTGTGAGCGTAGTCCAATAAGTAGCTTCAACAACGCCGGTTCCAGGCTCATCGTCCAAGTCGCCGGAAGTATGAGCAAGCAGACATTTATACCAGACAGAATCATTCGATACGTACTGGTCGGTTGTGTAAGCCGTAGCCGTCACCCAAGACGAAGCAAGCCTTATCCTTGCCCCTGCGAACCGCCACCAGTAAGACCTTAACAGAGCATCTCTGGTCTGTTCGTAATGAAGGTTACACTTAACGGCTGTAGGGTCGGTATCGGCTGTAATCAGAGCGACCGTTACTGTCTTATGGCCTATTCTGCCCAAGGCCATATTACACAAATCCGTCTTCGTTGTAGGCGAAGCCATAATATCTCCTTATGCCGGTGAATCAATGTATTCGATGTAAAGATGATACAGAACATCACTATCAGAATCGACATACATAGCAGTATTGGCTGTCAGAGAAATACCCCATTTGAAGTCCTTGCTGTAAATTATACCAGCAGCCTCTAACTGTACCGGCCCAAACAATGTAGTCGTAGCGCCATCGAGAATCGAAATTGACTGTGCGGTAAGTGTACCCACTGTAATATGTGTGAGTATTAACTTTCGTCCATCACCAGGGGCAGCTACCAGTGACTCTGCAGTTGCAGAGTTGTTATCTGATACATTAAGAAAGTGACGTGTAGCCCCCAGCGGCAGGTCTTGTGATAAGTTTCTTAGTACACCTGTATTTGATGCTGCTAAAGCCATAATTTATTCTCCTTATGCTCCGTATTTAGCTTTTTTGAAGTGACCTTCGGGATAATCCGCTTGGTCGCAGGTCGCCCTGGTTCTGTAAGCGCTAATAGCACCAGGCCATTCGACACTACTCCATTCAGAACCGAGAAGTAGATTAGCATCGGGAGTAGCATCGGTAATCTCCGTACTGTTTTCCCTTGCAAATCCTTCTGCCATTGCGTCCAAATCATCTTCATTCATCGAATCTACTGTTTTGAAACGATTGTTCTTGATGTAATGAACAAATGCCCAAAAAATATCATTTGTCGTTGCCGTTCCCATAATTTATTCTCCTATTAGTTTGCCGTTTTCGTCTCTCGGCCATATATTAAGTTTCTGTTCACCAAAAGGTACGGTGACCTGTATCTTTGTGGAATACGTAGGCTCACCGTACCTTGTGGTATATCCTGCTTTGGCATTTCTGCGCAAAACTTCCTCACGAACATTCTTCTCAGATTCAGTAACTGAAACAATGTCCATTTCAGCGTTTTTTGCTCGTTTAAGAATCTGCACGTGCAGCCTTTTCTCTTTCTTCGACTCGCCTTTGCTGATATTCTTCTGCTGATTCTGTTTTCTCTGGTTCTTTTTCTTCTGCCATAATAAATTCTCCTTAGTTAAGGGTTGGGGCCGGAAAGGAAAAAATGACCGACCCCTTCCCAGTTAAACTTAAATGCTAATCTGTAGCATTACCATTGGCATACAACCTGTTCCTGTTTGCGATGCATCTGTGACGAAACCTGCCCTCTGAAAACCGTTTTCAAGCGTAATTATGTTTGAGCCGTTTACAGAACCGTCTCCAACAAAAACACACTCTCTGTTATCAGCAGTAGAAGCAATATCAGCATCAGCACCACCTGGTACGCACCAGCACAATCCCCAAGTCTGAATCCAGAGATTGTAACCTGTAGTAACATAAATGTTTGGCACGCCCATAACAGAGGCAACCTGGTTGTTTTTCTTTGCGAGATAACCGTAAGCATTTAACGGCAATTCCATAAAGCCTGTTGTGTGTTGAATGGCGAATGGGTAATCTACATAAACCATTATTGTCCCACCACCAGCAACAACTGGCTCGTTACCAACCACTGTCCTTGTTTCAGTAGTGGCTGCCGCTCCGTGCCCGACAACAAGTTGCGCACCTGCAAGCTCATCTTTGGCTATAGCGCCAGCGCCGTAACCTTCGGCAGCAGCTATAGTAACCAAAACCGCCCTGTCACCTATTTCAATAGTCAGGGTGTGGTTTGAGTTAATTAATTCTGCCACAGTTACCGTAGCAGCATTAACTGCGCCATAACCAGCGTACAAAGTATCTTTGGAACGGGAATATCTAAATACTTTTCCATCCCAAGTAATACCACGAGTGCCCCAGACATATCTCTGGGTTGTCTCAGCTGTGTAGTAAGCAAGTTGACGTTCATGGACTCCAGAGGAAGAAGTGTAATCGTGCGGGCCTCCACCCCAAGTAATAGGCTGATGAGGTAATGTAAATACTGAACTCATTTTAATTCTCCTTTAATTAGGGCGTTTCAAGGTCGATTTCGACCACCGCCGGGCCTTCTACCCTGGTTGCACCGAGACTTTGTTCCACATAAATCTGCACGCTGTAACATTTCGTGGGAAGCTCATCAATTCGGACTGTCGGCTCCTCGGCAATTGAAAGCACGATAGCATCTTGCGCAAATGCGTAGCATACGGTACATCCTGCATCTTCGGTATCCGCAGGAAGTTCTGTATGCTTGATGAACTTGAATCCCATAAATGTATCTATCTGGCCTTGAGCCAGCGCTCTTACAGTGTTATAGTCCGCACTCTTAACTTCAGTGGTGTTGAGTAATTGGTTGATGTTATAAGGGTTGCAGAGGAAATAACGCTGCCTTCTATCGTTGATATGCGCATCATCAAGAAGTTGTTTGCAAGTCAAAAGTTTGGCGATAGTCAACGCCGTTTCTGTAACGGCGCTATGGTTACTACCGGCAGCAGCAATCGTGCCATCACCATCTACGAGACGACATTCGCCTACGTCATAGTTATTGACCGTAGTACCCCCTGTATGGCCGCTGTAAGCGGCTCCACCGAGGGCTGCGATGATAACATCGTCTATCTGGCGATTGGCAGCCGCAACTGCGTTTCGGACATAAACCGATTGAGGGTCGATAAGCATTTTGAGCTTATCGGTACTATCAATCAGGTCAGCCCAGTTGTAGTCGGCTACCGACAACTTGCGTCTTGAGTGCGGTGTGTCAATCTGCGGGGTGTTCCCGTGTCGAACATTCTTCGGCTGCATCGACGTAGCACCGATTCGCTCGACATACATTGTGTCGCCAGTCATGTCCTCCATTCTGCAACATCCCCGGAGAAGTGCTGTTTCTTCCTGGGATAAGAGCAGAATGTTGTCCTTGTACTGGTCAACAAATGCTACTGGTATTTGAACACTCATTAGAAAACCTCTTTAATTGTCGTTTCAAACTACTGCGGAATGGTTGTCCGACAATCGGGCCTATCCTACCTAACGCTGGTAAGCGGGCGGATTACCGCCGTTTTTGGGCCTCGTAAAAGGTTGTCCAATGAATTACACCAATAGGGCGTTATTGCTTATCTATTAGTGCTTTGTCTTAATTCCTCTCGTAATTTCATTATTTTATCAATCAAGGGTTGTCGTACCCTTTTATCTTTATGTGTATATTTCGGGTCTGCCATAATTTTCGTTATCTGCTCCTGTATATCGCCAGGCGTAGCAATCTTGGAAGATACAATATCGCCGTGCTCGGCGAACTTGCTGCCGATATTGGATAGTATTCTTGATGTATCAACTAAATCACCAATCACGCCCCCATCTTTTAATGGTGTCTGTAACCATCTATCCCTGAGTTCATTGTCACCATTTGTTCCTTTTTCAATAGCATAATTGCCCATATGCCTTCTTTGCTCATAAGCATTGCCTTCTTCTTGCATTAACTTATTTTTGGATTCTTGACGAAAAGAGACAATCGCATCGACTTGAGCTTTCATTGCAGTCAAAACATTTGCATTATTGAACTCCATTAGCGCAGCAACTTGTTTCTGGTTCAAACCTATCTTGTGAAACAAATCCTGTGCAGCAAGAGCAAGGTCGGCGTTCCAATGTTCCTCTGGGAAATCTTCCGGTCTGGTTATATTATAATCCACAGCCGCAGGCGGACGGCCACCGGCAGTATGCCACGCATCCCATTCTTCATCACTTGTGGCATCGTTGGGAATTGCAATTTTGTCCAAAGGCACTTGCTTGCGAATATGAACATAGCTTTTGGCAAGAGTTTCTGGCTCCTTGAAATTTGGCAAAGTCTTATCGCCGTGCAAGGATTCGTCTTTAAGCAATTTGTGCCAATCCTTTACGAAATTGCCATCTTTTCCTACCAATGAAACAGAAGCCGTCTCTGCTGTTGCCGTTGCCGTTTCTGTCGCTGTTGCCTCGGTTGATGTTTCTTCAGGCATCATTTATCCTTTCAGTATTTTTATGGCCTCTTTTATAAGAGTATTCTTGCTAACAGGTGCTGTGCCACTAACAGCCTCCTGCAACTTCACTATTGCTCTTTCTTCTTTAGTTAGTTCACGGCTTGCTTGTGCCTCAAATGGTGGTTCTTTGTCATTCATTTTTATCCTTTCGCTCAAAATGTTTCTTGTTTTCCGGGTCATTCAGGTAAGGGTCGGCTATGAAAATTGGCAGTTCATAAACAAACGCTTCAGTATTAACAAATATACCTTTCGAGCGACATTTCGGGCATACGAGTATTTTGCCGTCCTCTACCGCAGGAACCACAAATCTTTCTTTGCAGTCCTGGCATTTGTATTTCTTCGCCTCTGGATGATTCTTAAAAAATATAGCCTTTTCCTCAGAAGATTCGCAAAAATACTTCTTGCCGTCCATATTGATTTGAATGACCTCTTTATTCAATACCTTTGACGGCGCTTCTGACCCTTGTTTTGCTATAATCTGCAATAACTGTATTTGAGTTTTTAACGCATCCATTTCCTCCTTATGCTTTTGCTCGATTTCTCTTATTCTTCTTGCGTTAATATCCTCGTTAGTCAGTTCTTCTTTAGCCATCTTTTTCCCTTTCAATATTTATTGCTTTTTTTTGTTTGACCTCGTATGGGTCTTTGTTCAACTTAGCATATATGTAAATAATCATGTCTCTTTGTCTTGAAGCAGATACAACCTTATGCGTATCAATATTACCATTATTATCCAAATACATCGGATGGGTTTTATATAATGGGACATGAGTCACATCAAACTTAATCTGAGCCATCAAATCGCGCAAAACTCTTTTGCCTGCCTCTGTGCCGAAGGTCTGTTGATAGTCGATGATTGTCTGTTTTTCGTCTCTGTCGATTTTCATTTATGTTTCGGTTTTCTACCTGTCTTTAACGATTGCCCCGTCTTGGATTGGGCTATTCTCGCAGCCTTACCCTTACTCATTCCCGTTGATACTAATTTTGTATAGACTTTGTGTACTTTGCTTCCTTTAGGCATTTGTGGCCTCCATAACTTTCCCCGCCGGACTGCCTTCTTCCGGCGCACCTGTGGTCTGTCCATAAGCCTGAGCAGCGACCTGAGCAGCTTCAAGCGCCTGTTGTTTCTGAAGTTCGGCCTGACGTGCTTTCCTGATAGCGTCCCTGTCGTCTGTTGACTTTATATCTTCAGCTCTCATACCTAACTGACGGCATAGATTCCTGTATCCTTCATCAACGTTGATATTATCCATTATTTCTGGAATTTGTTCTTTCATCTGAAGACCTATCGCAACGCCTTTCTGGTAGGCTGCGGCCTGTCCTGAACTAAGAGCATTTGCCATTAAACCTAAATACTCAATCTCTACAGTCTCAAGACCAAGCGGTGGTCTGGGTATCTCACCATTCTCTATCTCAAGCATCAATGTCCTTTTAAGTAGAGGCTCATAATGCTCCGTTTGTAATCTACCGACTGGTTGACCTACCCGTCTTAGTCCTTCGAGTGTTCTTTCACGTATCTCTACCGTAGTCCTTCTGTCGCCTTTAAGACCTGTAATTGGATTAAAGACGTTCTTATAAAAAGCAGTATGAACTTCTTCTCGTTCAGCCTCAACTTCTTCTTTAGTAGCTTGTAGATTGCCTTGAACACCTTTTATTGGAGCTATCGAATTTAATTCCTGAACACGATTGATAGCTCCTGCGAATACTTTAACCTCACCCTCAAAACTTTCGAGAACTTCAAGGGCTGGATTATTATGTTTATTGCCGCATTCTACCTTGTCACACCTCATCTTCTGTAAGACCCTGACCTGTGGAAGTATCTGTGTTCCTATGCCCCTGCCCATAATTTCGCCTGTAGTCACCATCCATCTTGCAGGATGATATGGAAAATCAGGAAATCCACCTTCGTCAATCAAATGCTTGTGTTCTACTTCGATATAGACAGACTCCCAAGGCATATTCATCGGGTCTTCCGAATATCGTGGGTTCCTTTTTTCTCTCGGTTTGACTACGTGCAGTATCTGGAATATATCCTCTTGTTTCTTGGAGTCTGCGTTAGCCTCCAATATCTTCTTGCCTGCCTTATCACCCCATTGCTGAACAGCCTGCCTTGCGGTGAAGGGGAATTTTATCATCATAGTATCTACAATGCCCTCATTGTTCAGGAGCATTATGTAGAGCGCTATATCGTAGTCCTTGAAATTCAGACCACCAGCCTTTACAGACCATTCGGAATAGGTATTTCCCGTCCCGAAACAGATAAGAGAGCGCATAAACTCGCTCTCCTGCGACATGAAATTGGAAGCGAATAAAGACCTGTGATGCTTATCGGTAGCCCTCGCACACCAATCTTCGTATTCATCCGATTGTCCGCCGATATTGTCTTTAGATACATTCCACTGAAAGAAATGTTCTCCAGCGGGAATAATCGCAGACAACAGGCCATCAGCCATTTCCTTTGAATCGGTAATAGCAGTAGTATCATAAACCTTTTTGGTCTGTTCCGTGCCTCTGTACTTGGTAGTGGATATGTTGCTTTCACGAGGAAACATTAAATCGGCGGTCTCCTGCCAGAGATTGCGGAAGTTGCCGTTCTTGCCCCACTCGATTTCGTATGATTTTATGTACTGTTCTGCTGTTTTATCTGCCATTTTTTATCCCAATAAAGTTTTGCCCATACCTTCAGGCGCAAGCTCGCCGGTGATAATGGTCTCGGCACGACCCTTGCGTTTCTTGGGCTTGTCACCTTCACCCTTCAACGCCTCGGTTACTACTTCCGGTGGCTCTTCGACTTCAGGCATTTGTATCGGTTCGGGTTTCTTGAAAAGTCCGCCCATTTAGTTTTCTCCTTCTGGCCCGCCTGATTCGGATTCAGGCAAGATATAAGACGCCTGCTTAACACGAAAACTCACAACGTCCAAAACGCCGCAAACTTCTTCGGTGGTCAGTCCTTTGTTAATGTACTCATTCACAATATCAGTTATCTCTTTTGATAAATTGTTCATTTTTTAACCTTTCATACTCTTGCATAATCGTTGTTGGCTACCGTCTGGCGGGGTTTTCTGTTTCTTCCATGTTTTGTCACTATGCCCGATTTGTTTCCAGCCAGAAGTAAATAATTCAAGCAATGACGGAAGTGGTCTGGGTCATTTGTTTTGCGATAACGATAGACCATTTGTTTTGTTTTCTTGTTCAACTCCTCTACCTTAAACGGAGAACATAACTGTCTGGCAAATTCGATTATCTCAGGACTCCTGCGAGGAAGAACTAAATTGCCAGGCGTTATTACCAACCTATGAGAAGTATCCATAATCTCTGTTCGACATACGCTTACCATCTTCGTGTTCGGATTAAATATCGAACCAAGAGGGGTAGTTTCCTTGTACTCACATAACCATACTTTGAAATTTACCTTCTTTTGGAAATGTCTCGCCATATCTTCGTATGGCCGAATATCGACTACGCCGACCTTAACATTAAACCTTTTACAAATGTCCTCTATCTCATTCCAACTATCCATCCCCTC